TCCGCCCAGGACTTGAACAACGATTCAGTCTTGCGCTGCCAATCCCGGGCCTGATCTTCATCCCAGCCAAGGATCTGCCGGTTCACCACGGACTTGAGCGCCAAGCCAGTACCGACCGTTTTAGTCGTCACCGTGTTGATCGCGCCGCCACCGATGGGGTTGTTGCGCTCAAGGTCACGGCATCGCTCGCGAAGCGTGGGCAAGTCGGGTAGCAAGTCAGCAGCTGCACTGCCGGCGGCTGGGTTCCAAGCACTCAACGAGCGCTTGGCCTTCGACGCGCCGCTGTAACCGCCCAGCGCGGTCATGGTGAGCCGGGCATGCATGCGCTTGGCGCCGCGTTCAGGGCTCAACCAGGTGATGGCCTTGTCGAGCAGTGTGGGTTCTGGGGCTTTCGGTGCGCGGCTCATCGCGGCGTGATCCCACGCAGGACAATCCCCCGTGGCCGGCCGCTTTCCAGGCCATCAACTTGCTTCTGCCAGTAGTCGATCGTTTTGGTGATCTCGGCAAGGTCAGCGTACTCCAGCTGTCGGGTGCCGATCCGGTAGCTTTGCTTCTGGCTGACCTTCATGCTCGCATCGAGCCAGGCTTGGAGCTGGCCCTGTGCTTGTTCCAGTGTGATAGCCATGATTAATTCCTACGTTGGGAGAGCACGCGCATTGCACTGCGGCGCCCAGAAACAACTCTCCCGCCAGCAGGCGGGAGATCGGGTGGTTCAACTGGTGGTGATGGTTCAGGGGGCGCCCCTTCGATATCGGGCTCCGTCTCTGCCTTAACCGGATCGGGCTGATCGAACAACCCACCCTGTCGGATCTGCGCATCGAGTGCCGCCCAATCCTGCTCCTGCAGTAGGTGCGTTTTCAGAGAGCGGGCCGCGTGCAAGGCATACGTTTCACAGTCCGTGCCTTCGTTCGGCTCACCAGCCTTTTTCTGCCACACCTTGCGGTAGTGATGCCGACGACTGGGCGCCTTCACTTCGGCGGTGATCTGCCGGAAGTAATCCGGACGCACCGTCTTGTAAAAGTGCATGCGGCCAGGACCATCACCGGTCAACGGCAGCCGACCCTCGATCCACAGATCCTTGGCCCGAGACGTGCCGACGATGTAAGGGCGCAGGCCGTACTTCGAGGCCTTTTGCTCTTTGTCGGTATCGACGCCCTGCCGAGGCGCGCTGAAGATTTCCCTGCGCTCGTCGTCGCGGGTGTTGCCGCGTTCGCTCGCGCCCTTGATCGCCATCACGCCGTTACGTTGGTGTTTGCGGCAGAACGCATAAGCCGCGTCCTGGGTGATCGTGCCGTCGGAGGTGTCGAGTGACGTAGCCAACACCTTCAGCTTGGCGCCGCAGGCGTGTGGAATTGCCGCAAACAGCAGCTTTTCCAGATCCAACCAGACGCCCTGGTCAGGCAACACCACCTCACCGTAGATCTCACCCCAGTAAAGCAACCAAGATTCCTCACCTCGCCCCCAGGCACGCATCACCACCGCCAAGCGGTCGTGCTGCACATCGACGCCAGCGGTGATAACGATCCCGCCCATGGGTACGTACAACTCTGGGTAGTCCTCTGCGCGTTCAGCCAGCTTGTCAGCTTCGGGCAGATCGGATTTGTACTCGTAGGCACGGCCTTGTTTCTGGTTGACGAACTTGATCAGCAGCGACAGGTTACCCATGGACGCCTGATGTTCGGCGTTGAGCTTCTCGCGCACGATGTCGGCCAAGCTGGTACCGGGCAAACAGGCATACAGCTCATTCAGCTCAATGAACCCGGCGCGCCCGGCGAAGGGTTTGGTCGGAACCCAACCGCAGTATGGGTCGCCGGCTTCTACCGCATTGAACACCGTGTTGCGGATATTCTCTTTGCGCTGGTAGTCGTCCCAGATCTCGCCACAATGCGGGCAACCGTAGCCGGCAGTGTCAGGATCCGCGCGACCGTAGATCTCATGAGGCGTCGCTTCCTCCTCGATGTCGAGCCACTTGATGTGTGCGAAGTCCAGGACGTGCGCCTGACCGCACGAATGGCAGATGACCGGCAACACCCGGCAATCGGTCTGGGCCAAGCGTGCCTCGGTCTTGCTCGCGCCCTTGATCGCCGGTGTCCCGCCTACCAGCATTTTGGAACCGGGATAGCGCTTGCCGCGCTCTTCCAGCAGCGCGATGGCATCGCCCTGCCCCTTCACGTCGTCGCTGGTATCGTCCGGTTCCTCTACCACTGACAAGCCTACAGAAGACGTGGATTTGACATTGCCCGGCGAGTTGGACGCGACCAGCTTGAGGAACCCGCCCGGGAAGGTCTTATGGTCCCAGCGGTTGCCGGAGGTGCGGCTGACATCCACCGGCATGAGCTTCGCCACCTCAGTGTTCGCGTTGACGCCGAACTTGAGCTTTTCGTCGTGGAAGTTCTTGCCGTCCTTTTCCTTGGCAAACAGGATCATGATCGGACGCGGCAGGTTATGGATGAACTTGAACAGGTAGCCGATCAGGAACCACGTCCAGCCGATCTGCGCCGCTTTCATCAGGTCAACTTCGCTCACCCGAGGGTCGTCCAGGGCAGCGGCGACGCCGAGAAAGTAAGGCGTGTATTGGAAGTCGTAGAGCCCGTGCAGCACACCGCTCTCAGCGGGCAGGTAAAACTCGGTGCTCATGTAATGCGCGGTCGGAATGTCACGGGGCGGGTTGAACTTCCCCGCTGCTGCCAACAAGCTCCGCGCCAAGTTTTCGCGCGTAGCCTGCAATTCGCTCGGTTGTAGGTCCAGCAACTTTGGCCACCACTGTTCGATCTACCGTGAGTTTCTGCACGTTCTCGATTTCCTGAATGATTCGTTCAAGCCCGCCCAGGTATTCCCGGTTTGCGAAGCTGGCCCAGTCGGACATCGCCCGCTCAGCCTCACCAGCCGGAATCAGCGATCCGAGTTTCTCGTGATATGCCAACCGTCCGTTTGCTGACTTCTGCTGCAGGTCTTCGATCCGCGCTCTGTTGAGCTGTTCAAGCTGGCTGCCCCCGCGCCCAGCGGCTTTTCCGCGCAGGTCGCGGATGTAAGCCGTCCGGATCTCATCCAAGCTTGCGGTCTGCCAGTCCAGGTCTAACGCCTTGAGCACGTCGCGGGCATTTCGCTCGCTCATGTCCAGGTGATCAGCGACTTCACGTTGGGTTGGCATGGTCTGGTCCTATTGCGGACATGGAAGCGGAACCCCCTATGTCAGGTTGAATCTGTGAAAAAGTCGGGGTTCGAATTACCCCGTTGGCCCCGGTGCCCGGAAGGACCCATTGATTTCGGGGCACACATGCCCCTGTCAAGCCTAAAACCTGCCAAATCATTGAAATATCGCCACTTTTTGAGAAAAAAGCACCAAGCCGACAGGAGGTCAGCTCCTTTCCATCTCCCGAGCCAGGGCACGCCGGAACAGCGGTTCGAACTCGGCCTGGGCCACGCGATTGGCGACCCCGTAGAAGTCAAAGCGCCGTCGATACGTCGGGCGCTTTACGAAGATCAGGATGGGCCTGGCACCACTGCCGACCCGCTGCCAAATGCCACGAGGGCCGGTGCCGTTACCAGGCCGACCCACGAAGTAGTCAGGTGCATTTCGGTTGCGCCGCTGGCTTCGTTTCGTGCGGTTAGCCATGAAGCCCGACACCCGCTCTGCTGCACCGAGGGCGGATAGGATCTGCACGATCTGGCCGCGACTGATGTTCCCGTTGCCATCCATTCGGGCGCGCCGACCTGGTACTGCGTACATGTCCGCTGGCATCAAGCCGTAATGGATCAACGCCTTCTCGAAGCGCTTGTGCGGGCGGTTGCCACCGTCCATGTGTACCGGCAAATACTTGGATGCGGGAACACCTGAGCTGGCTTCGTCCTTGACCCACACCCGGGCGTACAGCCGGGTGACCGTGGCGCTGCGCTTGAAGATAGAGTTCAACGTCCAACGTGTGGGGCGATCAAACACCCGGGCCAGCTCGGCTTTCTCGGCAGCCTGGACGCGCTCCGCCGTGAAGGTCAGCGCCTTGGCTGCTGCCGTTGGCACCTTGGACCGGCTGATGCCGCGCATCTCTTTGACGATCTGATCGATATTGTCACGCATCTCAAGCCGCATCATGAACATCACCTCCGGCCATCATATTCAACCGACTCGCCAAACACGGGCCAGATTGCCCGAACTCTGGCACACCGACCCAACAAACACCGCCAGCAGCACCACCAGCGGCCACGAGTTGCGCGGCATGATCAACTGGCCTTTGCCGATGTAAACAATCACTGCACCGGACGCCACCATCACCATCCAGGCAAGGCAGCTCATGTCGCGGCGAAAGCGCGCCCCACGGCGTCGGAAGGTGAACAAGCGAACGAACAACGCCATGCACAACCAGAACGTGGCCTGAGTCAGCACTGCCTGAATCACGTGACTATCCATCCTGCCTCCCTTGCGGCTCGGCATCGAGACCGCGTCGCTTGATGATGGCGAGTGCAACCGTGACAACCAGTACCGACGCACCGAACGCAGCCGGGCCGGAGTGCTTGAACGGTCGAATGCCCCACAACTCCAACTCGCCAAGGCTCGGGGCAAACAGATAGCCCATGACAAAGGACACGAGCAAGAACACCACTCGCTTCCACACCGGCAACTCTTCGGTGGTGGTGAAGAACACCAGGGCACCAGCAAGCGCGCCGATCACAGCAAGCGCATCAATTCCGGTGAACAACCCCGTTACAGCAGCACCGGCTCCACCGGCCACGACAACTGTTGCAGCCGTGCTTGCTGGCTCGCCCATGCTGATACTCCATTGCAGACACCCATCGGGCAGAAAATAAAAACCCCGCACAAGGCGGGGTTGAGGAACCGGTCTAGGGGAACCGGGTGAAGCTGCACAGCACGTGCGAGGTTAGCGCCAAGGCGCAAATTCCATATCGTGGGGACTTTTTACCCCTCTCCGGAAAAACCGAAAAGAGGTGTTTTTCGGTTGATCGGCTCGACGCACCTTTGACTCACTTCGACGCAACTTTGAGGTAAAACGTCCAGACGAACGGCAGTCAGCAAGATCTGACGCGGGCCACGCTAGACGCACGTGTTAAATCGGTGACCGGGGATTTCACGCGCTTGTTCCGTGCACGACCTGGCGCACTGCGTACGGTCAAGATCAACTGCACCTGCTGATGCAACGCGTGGACCCAGTTCCTGTACGTCCGATCCGCGTCATCACCCAGGCCCAGCAGCGGCAATTGAGATCGAACCGACCATGCTGGTCGGGGCAGATAACGGTTACGCGCCAGCTTCGCGAGCAACGCACCTTTCTCGGATTGCCTCTCCAGTTGTGCAAGGGCCGCAGCGACCTCCATGGCGGCATGATCCATCCCTCCACCAGAAGCCATCATTAAGTCACGCGAGCCTGGGGTACCGCGGGGGGCAGAGCCTCCCCACTCTATGATCGTCGCCATTGGGCTACCCAACCCGCCACCGTCACCTACCTGGTTGAACTGGTTGCCCCAATGCTGCATGAGTTCTTCAATTTCTTCGATCATCGCCCCGCTCCCCCGCTCAAAATCAAACCCAACACAAAAATCACCCAACCCAACACAAACCCAACACACCTAAAACCCTTTAAATTCAATAGCTTTAAAGAATGTGTGTTGAGTGTGTTGGGTGTGTTGGGTTTTACGGGCCTCGCATGAGAAAAAAAGATGAGCGCCATAAGTTCTCTGATTGAAAAAAATGACGCACATGCGCGTGCGCGACGCCAAACCCAACACACCCAACACAACAGGCGGAGAGCCGCGAAATAGAAGGCTAGAAATTGTGTGGGGTTGCGAAAACTAACCCAACACATACCCAACACACCCAACACACTTTTGGTCGGATTCATGCGGCAGCCGCCTTAATGTGGTCCCAATTGTCCACATTCCAACCCGCCAGCCGGGCTTGCGCTCGCCAGGCGAACACCGCCTTGCCTAGGTCGGCTGCCTTAAGTGATGGGGGCTGGGAAGCGTCATCACCACGAGGAAAAAAGAACGCCCCGAACTTGCGGTTACTACCATCGGTCCAGGGTATGGCACGCGTCTTGTCCACCTCGGAGCTTATGAATAGCGAGAACTTCGTCTGGCTCATCACATGCTCTTTGTTGCGGTGGCACCACTCCAGGAACATCGCGTACAAGTCCGTGGACAAACAGGCGCCCCACATCTCGCGCCCAAGGTCGCCACACTGCCAGAGTGACAGGAAAGTCTGCCAACTTGCTCGACTCAAGGCAACCAATCGTTCGCGGGCCTCGGTACTCGGCGGCCTGGTGCGCTGGTCGAAGTCTCCAAGATCAACGGACAACAACCACGCGTACAGCGCCGCAACACCACCATTCTCTAGCTCTCGGCCCACCGCCTTTTGACGCTCCACCGGAAGTGTCTCCATCGGCCACAGCACTAACATCCGCCGATCACTGGGCGCGATAGGCCAGGGCATAATCTCGTTGCTTAGGAACGCTGCATTCATGTGGTTGGCTTCCTCCCAACCGTTGATGAACTTCGACTCCATGCGCACGGTCTTGCCGGTGACCAGGTGCTTGATCTTGCCTACCTGGTTGTAGCGCTGGTCACGGCTGACCACTTCCTCAAACACTGCCCACAGCTTGCGGCTTTGCCAGGCGTTGAAGTTGCTTTCCAACTGGGTCTGGCCGACCGTGGCGGCGTACTGCCCGTACAACAACCCAAAGGCATCAGCGAACAGCAAGCTTTTACCCGAGCCCTCCATAGTGGAGTGAGCCAGGACCGCTGTATCCATTTTCGCTCCGAGGTGCTGCAAGGGATACGCGAGCCACTTCACCAGCCAATCGTTCGACGACTTATCGTGGTTGCACAGGAAAGAGATCAACCACCGCAGGTTCTCGCACGCCGCGTCATCGCGGCTCGGTTCCATGGGCAGTCCGTCGAAGGTATTGATATAGACGTTCGGATCTTTGGTCATTGTCGGGTCGAACACAATGTTCTCCACGTCAACCACGCGGCGATCCGGGCTGTTCAACCACATGCCGTACATATCGCCGAGGGCCATCTTGACGGCGCCCTCTGGCACACGGCGTTTCTTCTCTCGGTCCCAAACATCCTTGGTACCGTCGATATAGACATAGCGCTCAATCGGCTCAAGATTCAGCGCCCCACCCTTCTTACCCGCCATCTTGCGGGCCTGCTCGATCTCTTTGACCTTATCGTCCGAAATCAGCTTTTTCTGGGTGTCATCCATCCACTGTTTCGCCAGGGGCTTCCCGACACGGGCCTCAAACGCGGTTTTCTTCATCGTCCGTGCCTTGTCGAGATCCCACACTTGCGTGGTGCCCTCGACTAGCACGTACCTGCGCAGCACCTGCTCATAGGTCAACGCCT